GTACTGCTACTGAAGGCGATACTCTTGCGAACAATGGCACTGCTGTTGAGGTCACTGGTATTGACCGTGAGGCTGGAACACTTACCCTTGGTAGCCCTATGGAGGCAGCGTGGAGTATTGCTTCTGGCGACAATGCCGACCTTCATCTTTATTGTGAAGGTGATGCTCAAAATGGGACAGGAAATTCAAAGCTAAAGATTTCAGGAATTGATGCCTGGATTCCTTCGTCAGTAACTTCTACATCATTCTTTGGTGTTGATCGTACTGTAGATTCTACCCGCCTTGGTGGTCAGCGTCAGTCTTACTCGGGTGGCTCTGTAAGCACTAGCGAAGATATCATCAACGCGGCAGTGAAAACTTCCCGTGAAGGTGGTCGTCCTGATGCTTGCTTTATGAATCCCACCAATTGGGCAGCATTGGCCATTGATCTTGAAGGTCGTACGACTGTGGCTGGTACGGCTAGTCGGCGTCGGTATGATCCGAAAGATAAGGTTGGTACATTTGGCTTTTCCAGTCTTAGCATTGCTACTCCAACTGGAATGGTTGACATCTATGCAGATCATAACTGTCCAATCAATGTAGCTTATTTGCTGCAATTGGATACTTGGGAATTTAAATCCCTCGGAGCTGCTCCGCGAATTCTTGATTTTGACGGGCTGAAAGGTCTTCGTCAGGCTAATGAAGATGGCGTAGAATACCGATGGGGATATTACGGAAACCTTTTATGCAAGGCTCCCGGCTTTAACTGCCGAATTGCTTTAGCTTAAGGAGTTAATCATGAGTGGGTCTACAACTCATCATAATGAAAATATCGTGACCATCGCTGGTCGCGTTGAAGGTACTGGTACTGTTGCCGTTACGGCGGGGACTGGCTTCTATGCTACAGACCGGGGAACAGGGCTTTATGGTCTAACTTTTCCTCGTAGTTGCTATGAGAAGGTTCTTGGCTTTGTTGCCACCTGTGAGACTACTGATAATGTCTGTGTTTTTGATATAGCAGACTTTACGGATAGTACGGTTGATATAACCGATGGGTCTACTACGGCTGCAAAAGATTCAGAAACCTTGATGGTGCCAGGGATGGCTATTTCAGGGGCTGGTATTCCTGATAATACGTATGTTGCTTCTGTTACAAGTACAACGGCGTTTGAACTGTCTAATGCGGCTACTGCAACTACCGCCAACATTACGGCAACTCTTAGTGCTCTTACTGAGGGTGATACCAATGCTGTCATCTGTGTGCGAACAGAGGCGATTGATGAATCTGCGGCTTTAGTAGATGCTGACTTTTCATTTGTTGCTGTGTTTCAAGTATCGGATGGCAATTCTTAAGCGAAGAGGGGGAGGACTAATCACCCTCCTCCTTTTTTTTATAGGGGATAATTATGCCTAAAAAGGGTAAAAACGTTCTGGCTATTATGCTTGGTGGCAAATCCCACAAGAAAAAAGGCAGATACGAAGAAGAAGAAGATGATGACGATTACGGCGAAGCTTTCGAGGAATCCGCTAAGGCTGCTTTTGAAGCTGCCAATCAGGATGACGAAGAAGGATTTGTTTCTGCGTTAAAGGATGCAATCGTTACTTGTTTGGAAGAACATGGAGCTGAGTAATGCCTACTGACTATGCAAAGCTGGAAGTCAAAGGCGTCTACTCTAAGGTTTCGGATTATAGTTCTCCGAGAACCAAGTTTAGGCCAGCGGCCTATGCGTTGACTCCTGATGAGTACATGCACTTTGAAGTCAATTGCGATGATAACGGGGAAACATTTGATTTATCCATGTTCTCTGGTGGCATTACGCTATTGATTGTTAAGAATAACGATACGGGTATTAATGTTAAAGCAACATATAATACGGCAAATGATGCGGGAGTGCGTACTGTTATCCCTCCTGGGGGCATTTTCGTTACTCCTGATATCGTGATTGCTGCTGATCTTATTCTGACTTCGGCCAGTGGTGTTCCTGAGTGCGAAGTTTTTATCGTGGGGACTTGATATGGCGACTGACTTATCTAAACTTCGGAGCAGAGCAAGAACCAGGGCTGATGCTGTTGGGAATAACTTCTTTTCCGATTCTGAGATTGATCGTTATATCAATGTCGGGCTTGGGGAGCTGCATGACATCCTCGTTCAAAAATTTGAGGATTACTATGTTACCTCTAAAGGGTTTAGTCTTGTTAGCGGTCAGACCACCTACACCTTTGATGAGCTAGGGATTAGAAACTTCTACAAGTGTCTTGGTGTAGATGCGACTGATTCTGGCGAGACAATTAGAGTTCGTCGATTCTCATTTCAGGAACGTGATAGATATGTAGCTACTGCAATCACTGGTCGCGGTGGTTACACGGATTACCAGTATCAAATTAGAGGAGATGGTATTGAGTTCATTCCTGAGCCAAATACAACTTCAACTATTAAGCTTTGGTATGTTCCTGCGTTCTCAGATCTCGAAGAGGACGATGATGAAGTTAACAGCTTCATTATGTCAAATTGGGAAGAGTACGCTGTTGTTACCGCAGTCTACAAGATGAAGGAAAAAGAGGAGCTTAGTACCACTGTTATTGAAAGAGAACTTGAAGCAATTAGAGCAAGAATCGAGCAAGCAGCAGCCAATAGAGATGCAGGTGAGTCAGAAGGTATTCAAGATGAATTAACAGGAACTCGTTCTGGCTGGTTAAGAGCATTTCGGTGAAACGATTTGATGCCGCATATGGAGCTAACCCTGAGTTAAATAGGGTTCAGTCTACGCTACAAGAATCTATCGGGTTCCTTAGGGATAGGGAAATTCTCGATGGAAAATTATTTACAGTAGATGTTCCCAACGCAACAACCGTTGCAGTGGGCCATGGTCTGGGTCGCAAGTTTAAAGGGGTTATCCCCGTACTGATTAGAAAAAAGTCAGATGGTGTTCTTAAGACTTTTGATTATTTTGTTGTGCAATCAAGCGACGATGAGTCTGTTTATTTTAATCTTAGTATACTAGGCTCTGACGAATTAACTGTTTCATTTTGGATATTTTAATGCCGTTAAGAAAACACAAGGCAAGAATCCAGTTTTCCAATGGTATTCAAGGCAAGGTCGACCATAAGATTTTGCCAAAAGAGTATTTGGTTACTCTTGAAAATGGAAGATTTAGTAAGCTCGGTGCGATCAATAAGAGAGCTGGGTATAGCCTTATAGATAAGGCTTCTAGCGATGTAGTTGATTATAAGAATTCTATCGTTTCAAGAAATACTATCATTGGCGATAGGGCATCTTCAGGAACGGTAACGGCAGCAAGTGTATACAATTATAGTTCGGGCGAGTTTATTGGGGACAAAGGATATTCCGAAGGAATTGATTATACGTCAATGCCTGTCTCAAAAGGCTCTCAAGTCCGACAAGAAGATTCAAATGTAGCATTTAGCGACGATGGAAAATATGCCTGTATTACTTTTGTTGATGTCTCCTGGGATCAAACAAACGATAAAGAGGTTTATGATAAAAGAGTTTCTATCGTAGACAGAGAAACCAATTCCCTGGTTGCTTCTGATATGAAGATAGGGACTGGTTCCAACACCGGGAACAGAGGTCGCAGAATGCGACCTATCTGGTTAACAAGCGTTGATAAATTCTATATCATTGGTGATGATAATCTGGCTCTTAAGGCTTGGGTTATTGATCCTACAGCATCAACAATCCAGGTAAAGAACATTGCCGGGACAGTAACCCCGACAGGAACAGACCTTCTAACGTCAACCTATCCTCTAGCATCAAGTGGTGATTTTGTCATATCGGCAGCCAGTTTCGATATTTGTGGAAGCGCAACTGCATCAAAAATAAATCTGATAGCAACTCATAATACTAACGGTGCAGTCTACTACATGGTTACTGATGCAGGTGTTGTGTCCAATCATTGGTCTGTTGCTTATTCTGGGGGCGGTACAATTGGCTTTGAAGGACATTATTATATTCACAATGCTGGAGTCATCGGCACTCATGCAAATAAGCTATCATTTGCTTACGTCGATGCGGATGATCTATTAATCAAAACTGGCACAGATGCGGCTGGAGTTGCTTCATCGAGTTCAGCAGGTATTGGAAGTGGTGCTACAATAAAGGGTGCCTTTCTAGATAGTCTCAATCCTTTGAACACTGATGTAGATGATGTTCAATTCATCTTTGAGCATGGACAGGGTGGAGCTTCGGGACAATATCAAATCATTCAGATGGACGGTATTCATGCAGAAGTAAAGACTGCGGTTGGTAACTTTCGATATCTCTCAAAGAAAAGTAGATTTGCTTTTGCTCTTGGAAGAGGGCCAGTCTCGATTGGAATTTATCACGATGATAACTCAACAGTGTCCACCACTTCTGATGATCCAATAAATACAATTGAGATAGTCGATACCGATACAAACGACCATTCAGATAAGTATAGCAGCAACATTACTGACTTCCTGGATACTGCTGTTAGCCTTCCTTCAAATATGTTCAATGGCTCTAAGGATGTGACTAATACTTATGGGTGTTCATCCGACACTAACGAGACAATGAGTGTCACTTTCGATCCACCGATTGCGTATGCTTCCCATGTTAAGTTTTATGTTGGAGCAAATGCGTCAGGTGCAGAATACACCTGGCAGCTTAATGGGGCAGGCGGCTTTACAGGGATGGGAGCTGGCACTGGTGCCCAATTGGTAGTTGCTCATTCTGGGTCTGGAACCTTGACTCAGCTTGAGTTTAAAAAAGCCAGTGGAAATATGGATGTATTCACTATCGAGGTTGATGGAACTATTCTTTACGACCCTAGTAGCCCTGTTTGGCAAAGAGACCATTTACCTATTTCAACCTTCGACCCTAGCTGGGCTGTTGATATTTTTAAGTCAGCGTCCATAACCGGCCTAGCGAGTTCTCACCTGAATGGAAGTGGGGTTGCTGTTCCTATTGGTAATTCATTTGAGCGCTTTGGCACTGCCGGAACTCTTGCACTAAACTCTATCACAAATCTGTTTGACTTCAGGCACTACAATGAGGAGCGAGTAGATATACCTGCACCAAGCAGAGGCATGTTGCATGATATTCTCTATGTCGCAGACAAGGGATTGTTTCAGTACGATGGGGATAAGTTTCATGTTGTTGGCTTCCACGATAGGCCAAGTTTCGGGTTGGCACTTGTCACGACTGCGGGACTCTTGGGCAGTGGAGTATATTACTACAAAGTTGTCTATGAGTGGGTAGATGCCCAAGGGAATCTTCACGAAAGCGAACCTTCTGCTGCTGTTACGGTCACCACTGATGGCAGTAATGAGCAGGTCAATGTGACGATTGCTGAATTAGATTATGGCGGATTCAATACTCACCCGAATATTCAGGTACAGTACCGAGAGAACGTAAGAGCAGCCATCTATCGAACTCAAGTAGGTGGTTCGATTTATAATAATATCATGACTGTTTCCCTTGGGGGAGATGAAGATGGAAAGATAGTTGTTCGTGATAATATTGCAGATGCCGTAGCTGCTACCGGAAAGTTTCTTTATACGATTGGTGGAGAGTTGGCCAATAAGGCTGTTCCTGTATCTGCTCGATATGTAATTCCTCACAGAGATAGAGTTTTCGTTATCGGCAAGAATGATGTTGTTTATTATTCTAAGCTAGTGAATGATGGTTTCGGAGCTGCTTTCAACGAAGCTCTTTATATCAAGACTCCTGATAATATCTCAGACCCACCTACAGCCCTTGGTAGCATGGATGGAAATCTCTTCATCTTTACTGAGAAGTCTATTTATATCATTAGTGGAGAAGGGCCAGATAATCTTGGTACTGGTGGATTCTATGAGGCAAAGAAAGTTCCTGCACCTGTCGGAGCTATGAAAGGCTCGCCAGTAAAGCTTGTTGATGATGGTTTGTTTTTTGTTTCTGCTAATGGAGTAGGATCTAGAATCTATCTCCTGGGAAGGAATATGACTATTACTCATGCCGGAAGCGCTATTGAGCATTTGCTAAATCCGGCTGGAGGAACTCCCTACATCGTCAGAGACATAACATCTATGCCAGAGCAAGAAACTTTATTTTTCTTACTGTCTCAAACTTCGGGCACGGAATCTGGAGCAAAGGTGATTACTTTTAATTATGCCCTTAAGCAGTGGGGAATTGATAACCTTCTGGATACATATGCTGCTGGCGCTGGTGGCTCATTAGCTTTTGGATTGGTTGGCGGAATAAAGAAGCTCTACATTAGCCTTCTTCACCACGAGACTAATAAGAATCCTCGACTATATGCAGAAACAACCGGCTATACAGATAACAGTGTCTATATCCCGATGAAGATTAAGACTGCCTGGATTAACTTGGCAGGAATTCAATCCTATCAGCGTGTTTACGGGTTTCATATCCTTGGAGAGTCAATCGATAAGCACACCTTAACGGTCAACGTCTATTACGATTATGATACAAGCACTATCGTTGACGCATATACGTTTTCAACAACCTCTGCGACTGATGCGGTACTCCAGTTTAAAGGCCACTTGAGCAAACAAAAATGCCAGGCAATTCAATTTGAAGTAGTGGATGCTGATAACAGCGGTACTACTGATGAGGGATACACTTTAACAGAAATAGCCCTAGAGCTTGGTCTTAAGGAAGATGGCTATAGACAATCCAATGCAAAATTAAGCAGCACCTCAACGATAGGTTCAGATAGTTAGGAGACTCGATAATGGTAATGTCAGCCTTTGAAAGAATGAAGAGAGGTACAGCGGGAACTCAGGTTCCCGGGGAGCCAGTTGAAGCAGGCAGAGCAGTCCCGACTAGCGATGCAGGTCGAGGCATGGGAGCCCGAGGGCTTGGTGCTCCTCCCACCACGGAAGAAGCTGCGGTAGAAACTACTCCTGAAACCTTGCAGTCAGAATTGCAAGGGAGGGGAACAGGTTTTGGAGCTGCCGGACCTACCGGTGCTGGCACTACTGCGCTTGGTGGTTTTGCTCGCGGTGAAGGAATCGGAGCAGCGCAACAATTAGAGCGCGATAAGATGTTTCAAGGAATGTCGGCACTCCAGCGTGGCGTCAGAGGAAGCCAGAATGTTGGTCTTGCTCTAAGAGGGACACAGAAAGCGCAGACGGACTTAAGTGCAAAGCAAACAGC